GGTAGCTGGGCCGCACCTGCCGGACGCCCCAGACGCTCGAGATGCCGCCATCCAGCATCAGGTTGAACAGTTCGTTCAGGGCGATGTTCAGGGGCACCACTTCGTCGTAGAGAGCCCGATGGATGACCGAGAACGGCCGGCGGATGATCGGGATCTCCACGAACGGGTGCGACTCGTGCCAGAAGGGGTAGGGGGTCGGCGGACGGATCAGGTGCTTCTGGTTGGCGATGGTCAGGAGCACCTTCTCCTCCTTCACTTCGCCATCACGGCCGATAAGGGTGCCCCAGCACTCGTCGAGCACGATCGACCGGCGATGCAGCTTCACGTCTGACTGCTGCTTGTCGCGCTCCTTCTCCTCCTCGAGGTCCATCTGGTCCTTGATGCTACGCACCACCTCGATGTCGTACTCGCCGCGCTCCGCCATGGCCAGCACTTGGTGGTAGTCGCGCACGACTCGGTGGATGCGGTACAGGCCGCGGCCCGTCGGATCGCGGTTGTAGAGGTCGTAGGGGATGGAATCGATCTTCAGGGTCCAGGGCTTGAGGTCGACTCGCGTCAGGGCCTCCCCCTCCTCCACGGACGGCACATTGCGATGCACCTGATAGCCGTGCACCTTGAAGATCATCTCGGTCTCCAGGAGGCCGCTCTTCAGGGCGTCGGTGAGCACAGTCACGAAGCTGATGTGCTCGCCCTCTTCGATGGACGGCATCCGGGCGAAGGCCTCGCGCAGCATGGCCCGGGCAGCGTCGTTGCTGATCGGGGCGCCCTTCCCCAGCTCGATCGAGAACCAATCGCCGAACTGCGTCAGGCCGCGCTTGAGGAACGCCACCATCTGCTCGACGGTCTGGGAGGTCTTCGGGATGAACTCGGTGGACTGGCCCGGGATCTTGTGGCTCCAGTCCTGCTCGCCGTCGTAGGCCTCTCGGTTGCGGAGATTCCGCATCCTGCGGGACCTGAAGAAGTTCTCGCTCTCCTGGTAGTAGGAGTTAACGATCTGGACGAGTTCCTGCTCTGTCGCGGTCTGCTCTGCCATGCGTGTACCCGGGCTGCCTCACTGTGCGCGGCTTGTACCGGGTGTCGACCAGGCAATCGCCGCAGGTTCCGATGTAGACGGTCGGCCCCACCAACTTGATGCCGCAGATGCGGCACTGCGTGAACGTGGGGGCCTTCATCGCCTTCCGAGAGCGTAGCCGGGATCGCGGACAGTTCTATGCACCCGCTCGCGCATGGAGAGCTCGCGCACGGGCTCTTCGTAGGCGATCCAGTAGCCGGCGGCGTCGGAGGCATGGGTGCGGCGGTAGTAGGGGTCGTCGCGGTTGTGGCTCTTCTTGATCAGGCCGCGGGGGTCGAGGAGCACTTCCCCCATGTCAGCGATCAGCTCTTTGCACCGGGGGTCGATCTCGATGCTGTGCTCCCCGGCGGCGTTCCGCAGCTGCAGGTTCATCGCGTTGATGCGATCGCGGACGAAAGGGTTCTTCTGGGGCAGTTTCATCTTCGGGTAGAGGCCGTGGTACTTCAGGCGGTTCAACATCAGTCGGTAGTTGGTCTCCGCGGTCTGCGCGGAGCGCCCCTCACCGGTCTGGTCGCCGTAGATCCACACCTGGCCCTTCCAATCGCCGTAATACTCGTAGAAATCGTCCACCATCGCGTCGATCGAGGCATCGTCTTCGATCACGAGCTCGTCCATGAACCGAAACACCTTGCCGTCACGCTGCCCGAGGACGGTGATCATCGGCGACACGTTGAAGTCCCAGCACCAGACGAGCGGCCGGTGCGTGCTGGGCTCCGGTTGCTCGCGAACGTGCACGTCGTAGTCGAAATTCCCGTAGGCGCGGGCCCCTGAGATGCCCTCCAGGAGCTCGCCATCGAGTCGGATGCGCCGCTGGAGGCTCCCCAGAGGGTACATCGCCTCCAGTTGGGCGATTTCCTCCCTCCCGATGTGCGGATTGTCGTAGATCGACGCCTGGAAGATGCGAAAAGCGTCCGATCCATCCTGCGCGCGGTTGTTTTTCCGCCTCCAGGGCTTCACGAACTTGTCGAACATCCACGAGATGCCACCTGCAGTGCCGTCTGGCGGCAGGATCGTGCAGGTGAACATGATCGACAGGGGTCGGCCAGCCTCCACGCGGATGGTGGCCTCCTCGTAGTGCCCCAGTTTCGGCTCTTCGTCGAAGTGGATCAGGTCCTTACCCGTCCCCTGGAACTTCGATCGTTCGGAATCGCAGGAGTTGTGGACAACAAATGACTGTGCGGTGTAGCAATTTGGCCCGGGAACTTCCAGATCGAACACCTCCGCCTCTCCCGCATCCTCGACGGCCACGATCCGGTGAGGTGAGCATTTCGTAATGGCGGGCAATTGCGCTCGGAGAGCGGCGGCTTTCTCTGGGTATTTGACCCACTTCACGAGATCCAGGAACCGGGCCGCAGAATGTCGCCCCTGCGTGACCACGCGCCAGGAGTCGGTGGACTGGACGTAATAGAGAGCGCTCTTGATGGCGAGGCGATCCAGGAGGTGTTGAATGCCTTCCGCAAGCTGCTTGGACGATGAGGCATATACGATCTTCCCCTGTTTGGTGATCGTCCCGTCCGCGGCATAGAGACCGCTCAGGAACTCTCGAATGTCCTCGTCAGGGGATTTCATGACGGCTGGAGGAACGAATTTGTCGCGCGATCCTTTGCCCCAAAGCCCCTGAAGCTCAAGGAACGTCTTCAGGAAGTTCCGACCACCGCGAGTGGTTGTGACCTCGTAGTCCCCTGCGCGACTTGCGGACCGCTGCCGCAGCTTCAGCCCCAAACCGAAGGCTTCGCGTCTGGCCCGTTCGGCAATGAGCGTGTCGCATGCCGCCAGAAGGATGCTCTTCGCACGAAAACACCCGTCGCCGATCAGCAGCCCAAGAAGGAACGGGCTGCAGCCCACCGGCTGGGGGTTCTCAGGCCCTGGCACGCCGAAGTACGGCAGGGTGTCTCCCGGGTTGAATTCCTGTGCTTGCCTCCATCGCAGGCCGTCGAACACGTGGTGTTCGGGGGTGCAGACGAGCGCGCGCCCTCCTCTCATGCGGAGTCGGAGCAGTTTCTTGACCCCACCGCGCCACACCGTCCGAACAGCGGCGTATCTCTCTTCCGTGCCGGCGCATCCGAAGTGCGACTTCACGCACACGCGATCTCCTTCGCGCACCTGAGAGATGGGCAGATAGTTGCCGTTGGCCATCAGCACCTTCTGATCTCCGCGAAGACACTTGAAGCCGATGATCGACCCGTTGTGCAGCTTGAGGAGCTGATCTGCGATGCGCCACTCTTTGATCTCGCGCTGCGGGATGAATGGCGGATGCGTCTGCCCCGGCGGGACGTTGCCGTTGTCGAAGATTTTCGGCTGGATGATGTCCCGGGAAGAGGGAAAGTCCGGGCTCACAACCCAGATCGAGGCCGCGCGATCGGTCACCTGAATGCGCCCGTACCCGTCGGGCTTCGCATTCGGGTTCCCGAAGCGGGCCACCGCCGCATCCACCCATGCCCCGGCGTCCGTCTTCCCTGTGCGGTTGCCCCAGAGCGCCAGGTTCACGCGGCACTCACCGCTCATCACGCAGTCGATGAATGCGCGTTGCTTCTTGTGGGGCTCCCAGGACCGCAGGGGATCGCCGGCAACGCGACCGCGGAGCTCCTGGATGTGCGCGAGGAGTTCTTTCGGCAGATCGTTCACTCTCCGAGGCCCTCAATCCGGCTGAGGGCTTCCTGCTTCATGATCGCCGCCGCCAGGAACATCTCGGAGAGCTTCATCGCGGAGTAATCGACGTCCATCGATCCGTCGTCCCACTCGATGAAGATCACAACACTTTTGATGCGAGTGGCCTTCTCGAGGGTTCTCGCCAGAACATTCTGAGGAGTGTGCGAATCCTCCGTCGGGAGGGTCACGATCTTCCTCTTCTGCTTCCAATCGTCGCTCATGCCCTAAGAATCTAGCCCGTGCGGTCCGCTTTGCTCGTCGCTGTCGAGGTTCGACGGAGGGCTGATCATGCCGTTATGCCGCACGGGTCGCGGCGATCAGGAAATCCCATGCGTGCTTCGGGTTCCCCGTTTCTGCCACTCCTGCAATCGCCGCTCTACCAAGAACGTCGTGCGGCAATTCAACAGGTACAACGGCAAAGCCCGCACGGCCAAGGGCCGCGATCA